CATCTTCTAACGCATCTCTTTCATCCTGTGTAGGTGCTTCACCGGTACCAACACCAGCTTCAGGTTCAGCCTGAGGCTCAACTTCCTTCTCTTTAAGTACCCCTGCTTTTAATAAGGCATCTACTATTTGTGTATTTTTAATTTTCTTTAATTTTTTAGCAGGGTCGAGACCAGGAGTATCATTATAATCGTTAATAATTTGATTTACTATTGAAAGTATTTCTCTTGCAGGTACATCTTCTTCCGGTAAGCCATTTTTTACTATTTTCAAAATTGGATCTGTAACAGATTTTGATTTATCTACTTCATAAACAGAAACGGGAGCTGCTTTTTTTGCTTTCACAGCGCTAATACGCTCTGCTTTTCTCTGTATCCCCGTTTTCTTTAATCCACCAGATGTTTTTGTTGCTTTTAAAACATAGTCTAATACTATTCTAACTGTAAACCCTGCATTCGTTTTAGACATACCGAATGTTTTTGCAAATTCGGGTGTTATTTCTCTTTCAAACGTTTTTGGATCACCTGGATAATGTAAAATAGTCTTTCCTCCAACTTCTTTCTTTTCTGGCATTTTTGTTATTATAAATCTCGCCATATCTTTCACCGCATTTTCTAACGATACATTAGCTTTTGCGGCATAAGCTTCTATTGCACCCTGCCCATACATTTTACCAGCTCCCGGTAATGTCTTTTTTACAGCAGGCTCAGAATATATATCACCAGACATGTCTATAGGAGGAGCTTCATTTAACATCTTTTTTTTGTTTAAATAAGCTTCAAATATAAGCCTAGAGTCCTTAGTATTCATTACCTTGAAATATTTATGTTATAGTATAATATAATCTTGTGATTTCACCCTTTGTTTCGCCGTTTTCGCAGTCACCTTTTGCGCCGGGCCCTTTTCCATCGACGATGCCTCAAGGCGGTATGATGCCGCTACCTGGCATGCTACATAATGCACCTCAAGAATTACCCGCAATTCCGCCTGAAGCTAATTTGCCACGTGCTATTAATTATCTTGCTGATTACAGTGGGTGTGGTTTTTGGCGATTAATTTGGCCCGGGCATTTACTTTGTGCGCATCAAAAAGCTATTGTACATATGTCAACTGTTATGTGCTTCGATCCAAGATGGTATGGTAATACCAAGGCTATTAGAATACAGAGGCAAGCCACAAACCACCAAAGACAGTTCTTTGAATTTTTAAAAGAAATGAGTTCAAAAATCGGATTTCGTTTGATATATGAAATTGATGATATTATGTTTCATGAGGATATACCGGAATATAACAAGTTTAAACCCGCCTTTAAAAATGACGAAATAAGAAATAATGCGGTGCAAATGATGCAAATGGCTGATGAAATTACTGTTACATGTGATTTCATGAAACAATATTATGCAAATAAAACTGGTAATAAGAATGTAACTGTAATACCTAATTATCCACCTAAATGGTGGATGGGACATTTTTTTAACGAGAAAAAATTAAGCCGTAATTATTATGATCATATAAAAAAGCCTCGCATACTTTATGCAGGCTCAGGAGCTCATTTTGATGTTGATAATAGAGTTAATCAAAATGATGATTTTAGACATGTTTTACAAGCAATTGTTGATACTAAAGACAAATACCAATGGGTATTTTTAGGTGCATTTCCTCTCGCGCTAAGACCTTTTGTTGCTAACGGTACATTTGAGTACCACCCCTGGGAAATGCTTTATAAGTATCCAGAAAAAATTTATAATCTTAATATTAATATGATGGTTGCACCTCTGCAAGATAATACCTTTAATAAAGCAAAAAGTGATTTGAAGTATATTGAGGCATCATGTTATGGTATACCTATTGCATGCCAGGATCTATGCACTTATAGTAATGCACCTATTAAATTCAAAACCGGTGAGGAAATGATCGCTAGAATAGAAGAAACATTAGAGAAAAAATCAAAATATATGCACATATGTCAAGAAGCAAGAGCATACGCCGAAACAAGGTGGTTGGAGAATGACGACAACATTAACAAGTATTTCGAATTATATAATCTACCTTACGGGGATCCAAGCCGGGTACTCCTCAATAAGGTTAATGGCTTGTAAATCTTTAAAAATACGTTATAATTAATTCGTGTATAGGAATGCTGTATATTTACCAAAAAATGAATGTGTACGTGTGTATACTTGGGATGCAAACGGAAGCAGAACATTTTACGACGCAACATACAGACCATATCTCTATATAGAAAGCAATGGGGATTCTGATTTAAAATCTATCTTCAATACAAATTTAAAGAAAATATCTTTTAAGACACAATACGATCGAAATGAATATATTAAAAGAGGTGTTACAAGAGTATTTGAAAATACCCCTCCTATTCAACAGTATCTAATTGATTCATATTGGGAAAAAAATGAAGAAAAAGACTTTATAAATAACCCGCTTAAGGTTTGTTTTTTAGATATTGAAACATATAGCCCTAATGAATTCCCTGTACCTGAAGACGCAAAACATGTTATTAATGTTATAACTGTTTATGATTCTTTGCACAATCATTTTTATACATGGGGTCTCAAAGATTACAATAAAAAGCAAGAAAATTTTACTTATGTTAAATGTAATGGTGAAGCAGAGTTATTAAAAAAGTTTATTAGTTATATTGAACACGATCATCCCGATATTTTATCAGGCTGGAATAGTGAGTTTTTTGATATCCCATATATTATTAATAGAATTAAGAAAATATTAGGTGATGAAGAAGCGCAAAAACTCTCTCCTGTTTTAAAATTATACCCACGCGCTATTAGAGGTAAGTACGGTAAAGAACAAACTAGATGGCATATTGAAGGTATATCTGTGATTGACTACCTTGATGTATATAGAAGATTTTGTATGGTACAGCGTGAAAGCTACAAGTTAAATTCTATCGCTGAAATTGAATTAGGAGAAACAAAAGTTGACTACGGTGATACAAATCTCTCGTCTCTCGCTGATGATAACTGGGAATTGTTTGTAGATTACAATATTCAAGACGTAAAACTGCTGGTTAAGATGGAAGACAAGTTAAGATATCTTGAATTACTAAGAATGTTAGCATATACAGGTCTTACTACATTTGAAGCAGCAATGGGCTCGCTATCGGTAATCACCGGGTCTACTGCTATTAGAGCTAGATATCGTCAGCAAAGAATACCGACTTTTATACGAAATGAAATCGATAAGGGGAAGAACCCCGGCGCATATGTTAGTGAGCCCCAACAAGGGTTTCAAGAGCACATTGTATCATTTGACGCTAATAGTCTATACCCTAATACTATGATATCTCTTAACCTATCTCCCGAAACTAAAATGGGTAAGATAGAAGAAACTAATGAAGAAGAAGGTACCGTTATATTTCGTCATGTAAATGGTAATGCATATACACTTACTAAGGAAAAGTTTAGCAAGTTTATAGAAAAAGAAAACCTTACTGTATCAAAATCTAATGTTATATTCTCACAAAATAAAAAAGGTATTATTCCAGAAATTGTAGATAGATATTATTCTCAACGTGTAGAAATCAAAAGCGAACTTAAAAAGTTAAAGAAAAAGATCTCTACACTTACTAAAGGAAGTGAAGACTATAAAGCTACTAAAGTAGAGATTGATAGGCTTAATATTAAGCAGCACACTATTAAGATCTTTATTAATACTATATATGGTTACTTTGGCAATAAACACGCCCCTATTGGTGACGACGATCTTGCCTCATCAATTACTTTAACCGGCCAAGCTGTAATTAAACAATGTAACGAACTTGCAAGAAAGTTTATTAGAGAAAAAGTTGGTACTGAAACAGATATTGACCCTGTAATATACAACGATACTGACTCAGTTTATATTACTCTTAAAGAAGTAGTACAGAGAAATGGTATGCAAGTTTTAAATTCTAAAAACGAGATATCTAAAGATTATCATCACGTTGTAGATGAGCTAGAAAAATATCTTAATAAACATATTGTTACGTGGGCAACTGAAAGTTTAAATTCTAAGGACTGCCGATTTGTTTTCAAAAGAGAGGCTATTTCAGATGTAGGGTTATTTCTACAGAAGAAACGGTACATACTACATCTTCTTGACGAAGAAGGCATACCTTGCAATAAATTTAAATATACCGGTGTTGAAGTTGTTAGAACAACAATGCCGAAACCAGTTAAACCTTTAGTTAAGAAAGTTATAGAGGTTATGTTGACCTCAAAGAATCAAACTAAAACAAATAATACATTAAATGAGATATACGATAAATTTAAGGAATTGCCTTTAGAAGATATTTCATTCGTATCTGGTATTAAAAATTACGAAAAATATGCGGCTCAATGCGACGGGTTTCACGTTGTCAAAGGAATGCCTAGCCATGTAAAATCCGCATATTTTTATAATACGCTTTGTAAAAAACTAAAAATTGATAAAAGATATGAAGCTATTACTTCTGGAGATAAAATCAGATTTTTCTATGTAAGGAAGCCTAATGCTTATGGTTTATCCTCAATAGCTTTCAAATACTATTATCCAAAAGAGTTTACACCTCTCTTTGAGCCTGATTACGAACTAATGTTTAATAAGATTGTATTTTCCGGAATAGAAAGATTATATGAAGCTGTAGGCTGGAAAGCTATTGAGCCTGGCAAACAAGTACAATGCGATTTATTTGAACTTTTATCTTGATTATTAAAATTAATATAATAATATTTTTATATGAGCAAAAACATTACTACTATTGTTGATCAAGTTGGCCGTGTGATCATCGGCGAGGTTTTAGAAGATTCTAAGGTTAATATCAGACTCAAGAATCCAGCTATTATCCATATTGGACAGAACCCACAGACTGGGCAAATCCAAGTACAAACTCTACCTTATTTCTTTAGAGAGTTTCTTAACCCCAAGACTGCTGATAAGGGCACTTCTTGGTCCTTCAACAAGGATAAGATTGTTGTGGGTGAAGTTGATCTCGATGAAAGACTCAAGCTTCAGTATGAAAAGCTATTTACCGGGGTACCTGCTACTGCAAACGCTCCTCAGCCAGCTAAGAGCTCGTCAGCAAAGGGCGGCGCTGAAGTTATTAAGTGGTTGGACGACGAAGACGATAAGAAATAATGTCTCTTAGTAAAGATATTCGAGGTGTACTTGATACTATTGATAGTATCAATCCGCACGCAACATATCTATCTGAAGGTACCTTATCTAAGGTTGACGGGTGGATTAATACAGGATCATATGTATTAAATGCAATGTTTTCTGGCAGTATCAATAAGGGTATACCTAGAAATAGAGTAACATTGCTAGCTGGTGAGAGTATGACCGGCAAAACATATATTGTTACTAAGATTCTAGCAAATGCTCAAAAAGAAGGATTAGTGCCTGTTATTTTTGATACTGAAGGTGCAATTGATGCAGAATCTGCTGCTAAGCTCGGTTTAGATGTAAGTAAAGTAAAATACGTTCCTTGCTTTTCTATTGAAGAGACACGTAACACTATTTATAACTTTTTAACTAAAGTTAAGGAAAATGGCCAAGAAGGTAAGTTTATTATTGCTATTGATTCTCTTGCTAATTTAGAGAACCAATTATCTATAGACCGTATGAATAAAGAAAGTACGTCTATGGATATGGGTACAAGGGCAAGAGCAATTAAGTCTTTACTTAAGACTTGTACTAATATGTCTCGGTTAACAAAAACTACATTTGTAATTACAAACCATACATATGATGATCCTAGTGCTATGTATGAGAGTATGATTAAGAATCAACCTGGTGGTAAAAGTGTTTGGTATCTTTCTGATGTAACAGTTCAGTTAGCACGTAAACCTGAAAAAGATGATGGCGGTAAAGCAGTAGATAGTAAGCTTACAGTTGGTCAAAGAAATTACCCCGGAGTTATTTTAAGAGCATTAACTGTTAAAAATAGATTTATTAGACAATATTTACAAGGTGAAATGTATCTAAGTTTTGAATCAGGCCTTAACAAATATTATGGCTTGTTAGACTTAGCTGTAGGCTTTGGTATTGTTGTACAGAATGGTGCAACTTATGCTTTAGCGGATGGTACAAAGCTCGGATATTACAAATCCTGGAGAAATGACGAAGAGCTTTGGAATAGTAAATTATTACCTGCTATTGAAACAAAAATTAACACTGAATGGCAATATGGAAATAGTGAAGAAGTTCCAGACGAATTACCATCTGAGGAGGAGCCTGTTGCAAAAAAGAGCAAAGGCGCTAAACTAGCCGAAGATGTCAGCGACGAATAAAAAACCATCTGTAGTAGTTCCTATTAGTGGTGGGATGGATAGTACTGTCCTTCTGCATAAAGCAGCAAATGAGTTTGAAAAAGTTCACGCTATTAGTTTTAACTATGGTCAAAAACACATCAAAGAATTAGAATTAGCTTCCTACCAGGTTAACGTAATAAAAGCTAAGTTAGGTATTGAGAATGTTACATATAAAGTAATTGATATTCCTTTCTTTAAAGAAATAGCAAATATTTCATCACTTACAAATGTTAGTTTGTCGGTTGCAAAGGCAAAGGATGT